ATAGGCCAAGCGGCACTCTAACGGGCGCTAATCGGCCTCATATAACGGGTATCGGGCGTGAATTCTTTGCGGTAGTGACTATGGAAAGCGGCCTTATTAAGGGGGTTAAATAATATGACAAGGGAACAACAATCAAACTTTGATAGACTGACATTCAATAAGAACCATTACGCCGTGACCGTATACTATAAGACTCCAAGCGGACGAGACTCTTCATACTATTGGACGGGCCTAGCCTATGGTTTCAACGATGCGGTATCGTGGGCAAAGTCTAGGTTGTTTACCGATAGCAAGCGCAAGTGTCAGTCGGTTGTTCATACAACAATAGAGGCAATGTTAGACTATGTTTAAACGAGTCTTTGTGATCACAAAACTTTGGCCTATCGTTTGGTTTAACTTTTGTGATCACATAATTACATCAATAGCATAGGCGGAAATCCGCTTGTTATACATAGGCGAAAATCCGCCGATTGATAAAACGAATCGGTATGCCGTTATGTCTGCGCCGAGCCTATCCTAGGCAAGCTAAAACTTTATTATCGTTACATTTTATCGTATGTTGTGACATTTATGCAACACATTTGTATCATACCGAATCAATAACGATGTGGTATTTATGTCACACTAGTACTTTATTTTCACTATGGGGTCGATTATCTATTGACATACCTATGGGTCCCTTGGTATTATGCGCCAGTGATTCGGTGTGGGTGGGTACACCTATATAAATCCAAGATAAGAAATTACTTTCTCGGCAAAGCCGTTAAGCTGCTATGCAGCCCCCTGTGACGTTTTGACGCACATATTTCCACTAGGGGGTCAATCTGGGGAAAAGTGTGTCATTTGTGCAACACATTTGGAAAAAACAACAATAACCACAAAAGAAAGATTCGTTTGTTATCAACGACATATAAAATAGTTTGTTTTTCGCTGTTACAAACGACAAAAAATATCCCTATAGTATAGTAAGAGACTAACTTAAGTATGTACGTAAGTCATAATACATACTAGTTTATATACTACTAGTTAATAATACATACTAGTTGAAGACATTAAGTGGTAAACTTAAGTATAGTCTTAACTCTTTCCTGATAGATCAACCAAGACGTACATTTCCACATACGATAGAGGTACGGGTCTTGCCGATGGTCTGGACGGAATACAGAATACGGACTACCCACTTAAGTAGTAGTCTTATTATTTGTTGTCCTCTTAAAGCGTTTACCGCAGAGTAAGTAATTATGTTAGATAAACTCCCATACTCTAAACTAGTAGAGAAGCATATCTTGGAGTGTATCCAAGGTGGCGTAGGGATACGTCAGATGATTGCTTCTATGCAACACTTACAGTCAGCACCTAAGTCTCTATCTACTATGTACAAGATATATGGTACATTCATAGAGACTGAACGTGCTAAGATTAATGGTATGGTTGGTAAGAAAGTTATTGATCAAGCTATGGAAGGTGACTTCAAGTCACAAGAGTTTTTCTTACGGTCTAGAGGTGGATGGTCGCCTACACAGACTGTTGTAGAAGTTGAGCAAGACGTTGATCCTGATTCAGACGAGAGTGCTGTCAGTTCATTGATGGCTTTGCTAGGATTTGATAATGAACCCGATACAGAGGAAGATAACCGCTGAAGCAATACGTAAGCTACCACAAGATCAGGTAGCTACTATATTCAAGCAGTTAGGCCCAGCTAAAGTTGAAGAGTTACAACATGATTGGTTGTTCTGGGCGAGAGACGAACAGTTAGAGCCACTAGGTAAAGATTGGAACGTATGGCTTATTAATGCTGGTCGTGGTTTCGGTAAGACCCGTGCTGGTGTTGAGTGGGTCAGAGAACAAGTTAAGCATGGTCGTAAGCGTATTGCTGCTATAGCTGCTACTAACTCAGACATTGAACGTGTTATGGTTAAAGGTGAGTCTGGGTTTCTTAATCTCTGCTGGAAGGGTGATAAGACTTATGCTGGTAAGCCTATGGGTTTCCCTGATTGGTCGCCCACTAAGAGATCACTTACTTGGGAGAATGGAGCGCAAGTGCAGTTCTTCTCCGCTGAAGAACCTGAACGCTTACGTGGCCCACAGTTTGAGGCTGCTTGGTGTGATGAGTTAGCAGCTTGGAATAAAGATGATGACACTTGGGCTATGTTGCAGTTCTGTATGAGACTTGGGAAGCACCCACGTATTACAGTTACTACTACTCCTAAGCCTACGAAGTTGATCAGACACATCTTAAAGGATCGTAAGACTTATGTCACTACAGGTTCTACTTTTGATAACGCTGCTAACCTTGCAGACACCTACCTTACTGCGGTTAAGGAACAATACGAAGGCACCCGTCTTGGTAGACAGGAACTCTACGCTGAAGTACTAGAGGAAGCTGAAGGCGCACTCTGGAATACAGATATGCTAGATGGTGCTGCTATTAAGTATGAAGACGTACCTGACTTAACTAGGATTGTTGTCGCACTTGATCCTGCTGTCACAGCTAATAAAGAAAGTGACATGACAGGTATTGTTGTAGCTGGTATAGATGTTAATGGCATCGCTTACGTACTAGGTGACTACACAGGTAAGATGTCCCCGCAAGGTTGGGCATCCAAAGCTATTGAATTATACCACCAATATGAAGCTGACAGGATTGTAGCTGAAGTAAACCAAGGTGGTGACATGGTTAAGACCACCATTCACGGAGAAGATGAAACCGTTCCATTCAAAGCCGTAAGGGCTTCAAGGGGTAAATATGCTCGTGCTGAACCTATATCTGCGCTATATGAACGTGGACTTGTTAAGCACGTATCTAATCCCCCTGACGGGGCTAATCTAAACGAACTCGAAACGCAGATGAGAACATGGGAACCATTAGGGTCAATTGGTTCACCAGATAGGCTTGATGCGATGGTATGGGCTATAACAGACCTCTCACTCAACGGTTATGCTAAACCACAACTTAAATTAGCATATAGCAGTGCAAAAGGTTTGCGCTAGATATACACTTAATATAAAGAGCAACCCAAAATGGTGAAGAACCTCACAGAAGCAGATGCTAAATCTACACTAGGTGTAGCTGGTCAAAATGTTCATAATGGACAAATCCGTTCTGATGAGTTCCTACCCGAACTCCGTGGTCGTAAGGCCATCCGTAAATACCGTGAGATGCGAGACAACGATAGTACCATTGGTGCTGTTATGTACGCTGCTGAACAAGTACTACGTGATGTTGAGTTAAAGGTTCATGCAGCTAACGACAGCCCAGAAGCTGAACGTGAGCGTATGTTTGTATTAAGTGTTTTAGATGATATGGAACATACATTAGATGATCACGTTGCAGAAGCTCTATCTTCACTTTCTTACGGGTTTGCTTGGTTTGAGGTTGTATATAAACGGCGTGTTGGGCCACAGTTTAAAAACGGTAACAAGAAGTCTAAGTATTCTGATGGACGTTTGGGTGTTCGTAAGATCGCTATACGTGCGCCTTGGACTGTTAATAAGTTTGATGTTGATCAAATAACTGGTGATGTCTTAGGTCTATACCAAGACACTGTTGGGCCTACAGGCACTAATTACATCCCCGCTGTTAAATCCCTATATTATCGTACAACATCTATCAATGGTGATCCATCTGGTCGTTCTATCCTTCGTAATGCTTACACTAGCTACGAGTACCTGAACAACATCCAGAACATTGAAGCTATTGCAGTTGAACGTGAACTAGCTGGTATTCCAGTTGCTCGTATTCCTGCTGAGTACCTGTCACCTGATGCTACCCCAGCACAAGCTGGCTTCGTTAATAGCCTACAGGGTATCCTTCGTGACGTTAAGTTCAACGATCAAGGGTACATTATTCTCCCTAGTGATACCTACCCAGATAAAGATGGTTCACCGACCTCTACTCGTCTGGTAGATATTGAGCTTATGTCGTCAAGCGGAAGCAGAAACATTGACATTGATCCCATTGTTCGCCGCTATCAGCACGATATTGCTCGTTCCGTTCTTTCTGAGTTTCTTATGCTTGGTTCACAAGGTGGTTCATATGCTTTGTCCAAGTCCAAGACAGACCTGTTCCTCCGTGCGTTGGAAAGTTACATCCAAGCCATCGTAGACGTTCTTAACAAACAGTTGGTCGAGCGTTTGTGGGAGTTGAACGGTCTGAACTATGACCTGATGCCTAAGATTATAGCTGGTGATGTAGCTCCACACGATCTCCGTGAGCTTGCTTCGTTCCTACGTAATCTTAATGGTGCTGGTATTGATGTGTCGTCCCACCCAGAGGTTATCCAAGACCTTATGGACATAGCTGAACTCAACTATGACCCCTCTGTAAACACTGAGGTTGCACAGCAGGGAGAATAATGAGGGCTATGCAACATGAACAGCAATATCCTACAAGAAGACAACGCCCTTCTTTTAACACAAACATCTGAACACTTAACAAATGAAGATGGTAATGCTTTAATTGTAAGAGAGATTGAGGAAATACAAAGAATGTTTGGTGGTTGGCAGAGACGTACATACGAAGTTCCTGACGGACGACTAGTCCAAGGTGAACGTGAAGTATACAGCACCTACGGCCAAAGGGTTTCAATAGATGCTAAAGCTAAGTCTCTCCTAAAGTTTGGTAAGTCAGGTAATCTATCTGTTACTGCTGGACTACAGACTGTCTGGAGTGTTGATGGGAATGAGACTTATATCAGCACTAACCTAATTGATCGTGTTGTTTCGTCTTCTGCTTCAGATATACACGAAGTCCTCATTGAAGGCCATAGTATTGAAGGTACTGGAGAAGACGCAAAGTTTACCTTTGTTGTTCAAGCAGTTACTTTAAACGGGCAGACACCAGTTGCCTTAACTACACCTTTAGCTAGAGCGTCAAGGGTCAATAATAACAATGGTGCAGAAATAGTTGGTGTTGTTGCTGTGTACCAAGACTCTGCTGTTACAGGTGGTGTACCAAACGATACCACCAAAGTCCACATAAACATCCCACTAGGCTTTCAGCAGTCCTTCAAGGCAGCTACAACCTTCAGTAACACAGACTACTTCTTCCTAACTGGTTGTTATGGTGCTGTAAGCCAAAAGCAAACTGCCGCAGCAGACTTTTACATAGAGCTTCGTGAAGTTGGTAAGTCCTTTAGGCAAATTGCTTGTCTTACCGCATCTTCCACTGGTGGGGCATTTGATATAGAGTTCGATCCAGCTATCATCATCCCAAGAAATGCTGATGTAAGAATTAGGTGTGAGACAGGTACAAATAACGCTGTCGTATTCACTAACTTTAGAGGCTATTTAGCCAAGGTAGTTACATAATGCAAAGTGCAAAAATTGACATCCTAAAGGCTAAACTAGCTAATGATGTATTCTCCACCCAAGCTGAAGCCTACGTCCGTTCTATGGACATGGGATTTGAGGGTGCTACTCACGTTACCGAAGATCAGATGGGCCAAGCCTTTTATATGCCAGCGTCTACTCACGAAGAGTACCTAGCCTATTACGCTGGTGAGATGCCCGAAGAAGACGATATGATGGAAGAAGAAGCCACTCCTATGGAAGTTATGGAATATGCCATTGCTGCTGTAGTTGAGTCTATCATGGAATCCACCGTCATGCAAAAGAATATCGAAGGCCAAATCCTAAAGACTGATGACGAACAACGTATCGTCTATGGTTGGGCCTCAGTCGTCACTGAGAATGGTGTCCCAGTTGTGGATCGTCAGGGTGATGTAATCGAAGCTGACACCTTAGTTAAGGCTGTCAACGAATTTATGGAACACGTGCGAGTTGGTAAGACTATGCACTCAGGTGATCAAACGGGTATGGTTATCCACTCGCTCCCTGTCACAAAAGAGATTTGTGGTTCCCTTGGAATCCAGTGCAACCGTGAAGGATGGATTGTCGCATACAAAGTGTATGATGATGCTGTCTGGGCTATGGTTAAGTCTGGCGAATTAGCGGCCTTCAGCATTGGTGGTCGTGCGGTGAAGGAGGAATACTGATGCCGAACCTTCTTAAACAGCTTGAACTTGAAGAACTTTCGCTAGTGGATCGGCCAGCCAATGCACAAGCTATGGTTACTCTTTTTAAGCGTGACAACTCTGTGAAAGAGGAAACTATGACTGAAGAAACAAACATGGAAGTCGAAATGGTAGAAAAAGCCGATTTTGACACACTAAAGTTGGAGAATGAGAATCTCCGCAAAGCCCTTATTGAAAATGGTTTTGTTATCACTGCTGAAGCTATCGAAAAGAAAGCCCCAGAAGAGTTTATCGAAGTAGAAGGCGAGTCGGTTAATAAAGCTGATATTCCTGCTGTTATCCTTAAGGCTCTGGAAGCTGCTGATCAAGCTAAAATCCAGCATGAAATCGAAAAAGCTGACATGGCACTTACAAAGAAGGCTGAAGAAGTTCTTCCCCACTTTGCTGCTGATGTCGCTAAGTCTTTGCTGAAGTCTTTTGCGGAAGATGAAGTAACAATGGAAGCTCTAAAAGCTGCTGATAAAGCGTTTGAAGCTGCTATGCAAGAGTTTGGTAAATCTGATGCCGATGGGGACTTCCTATCCGCCACTGATAAACTAGACGCTTTAGTAAAGTCCTACATGGACACTAACCAACTGAAAAAGAGTGACTACGCTAAAGCCTATGCTGTCGTAGCTAAGACCCAAGAGGGTAAAGCTCTTATCAACAAAACCTATAAAGGGGAATAACTATGGCTGTTATGCAATCTCGTGATAACCGCACAGAAATCGCTGGTACTGGCGGTACTACACAATTTAAATTCGTAACTCTTGATGCGGGTGGTCTTGTTACCATCGCTGGTGCTGCTGGTGAGCAATGCTATGGTGTCGCTTTGACAACTGTAGCCGCTGCCGCTGCAACCACTATCTGTGTATCAGGTAAAGTTACTGTAACCGCAGGTGGTACTATTGCCGCTGGTGACGCAGTTCAAACCGATGCCGCTGGTGATGCTATCACTGCCGCTGCTGGTGATGTTGTTATGGGTTATGCCAAGGAAGCTGGAGTTGACGGTCAAGTGATCGCAATTGAGCTTATCCAAGGCGGTAACGTAGTACCAGCATAACCAATTTTATAAAGGAATAACATAATGGCTCTTTTGACCCCATCAAGTGTGCATATCGACCAGCCGCTAACTAACCTTACGCTGGCCTATGTACAATCACAAGAAAACTTTATCGCTGACAAGGTATTCCCTACCGTTGGCGTAGCTAAACAATCTGACAAGTACTACATCTATGACCGTGCGAGTATGAACCGTTCGGGCGATGTTAAGAAACTTGCTCCACGTACTGAAGTTGACCGTATCGGTCTAGCTTTGTCGAACTCTTCCTACTTTGCTGACGTATATGGCTTGGGTATGGACTTTGATGAGCAAACTTTGGCTAACGAAGATGCAGCTTTGGAAATCCGTGCTGCTGGCGCTCAAACACTTGTCAACCGTATCCTGATTGACCGTGAAGAGAAGTTCGCTTCGACATTCTTCGCTGCTGGTGTGTGGACAGGTCAGTCGACCCCCGCTAACCTATGGTCAGACTACACAAACTCAACACCAATCACAGACGTAACAACTGCTCGTCGTGCGATGCAATTGACCTCTGGTGGTTATAAGCCAAACACTATGGTTGTTGGTAAAGAAGTCCGTGACATCTTGATCAATCACCCAGACATCTTGGCTCGTCTAAACGGTGGTGCTACTGTTTCGAACACAGCTTTGGTTACTAACGCCAAACTAGCTGAAATCTTCGAAGTAGAAAACTTCTACGTTATGGAAGCTGTCAAAAACTCTGGCGCTGAAGGTCTTGCTGAAAGCAACGCATTCATCGGTGGTAAACACGCTCTCTTGACACACACTCCTTCGTCTGCTGGTCTTATGACCCCTGCTGCTGGTTTGACCTTCGCATGGAACAGCATCTCAGGCGTGAATAACTTGGGTGTTTCCATTGAATCGTTCTCTGACGATGCTTTGAAGCGTATGCAAGTTGCAGAGCATATCCAAGCTAAAATGGCATACGACATGAAAGTTGTCGGCGCTGACTTGGGTTACTTCTTCAACACTGTTGTTGCTTAATTAATCAGGGTGGGGTGCTTAGGTTCCCCACCTAACTTAAATAAAGGACATTCCCGACAATGTTACATCCTAATTATCTTGGTTGGCAATTAGATTGGCCAGTCTTTATTAAAAGACCCTTCGACTCTAACGGACGTACTCTAAAAGCTGGTGAACACTTTAACTGGCGTGGATTGAATGTCTCAGAGGAAGCCGTAGCAAGACTATATTCCGTTGGTATGGTCTACCACAACAAGACCCTTGAGAAAGAAACTAAAGTTGGTGACAGATTAGAAGAGCTAGAAGGCCCTAAGCTGGAACTACTCGTATCTAGAATGAACCACGAAGTTAAAAGTCGAACTAACTCAACTACAGAGTTCACCTCTAAGCGTTGCAAGCAGTCTAAGATCGACCCTAAGCAACGTGGCATGATACGAAGTTTTCTACGTAATAATCGTTGGATCGAAGACCTGTTCTTTGAGATTAGAGACGACATCCTAAACAAAGAGTGAGATAGATATGTCTTGGAGCTATGACGCTACTAACTTAACCACCAATACAGATGCTGGTCGTCTAAACTCCGTTCGTCTTCTTCTTGGTGATACTGATACGAGTGATCAGCAGCTTCAAGACGAGGAAATTACATTCTCTCTGGCTCAAGCCAATAATAACATCTATTTCTCTGCTGCTTGGTCAGCTAAGAACATAGCCTCATTATACGCACGTAGGGTCACAACTGACCTAAGCGGTGCATTAAGTGCTAACTACTCTGATCTCATCAAACACTATACAGCACTATCTGAGAACCTAGAATACCAAGGTAAGAAAGCTGGTGCTGTCATTGGTGTTAAAGCTGGTGGTCTTACTATCTCACAAGTTGATGCCGTAAGAGCTAATACTAACCGTATAGATGGTAGCTTCCGTAGAGATCAATTCCACAACCCACCAAGCTACTCCACACCTGAATACGAATAGGGGGAGCTTGTAATGTCGTTTAGGTCTTATGATCTCATTAGACTTGTCAAAGAACATGGACAAGCTCTAACCCTAAGAAAGCCCTCTGCTGGAACGTATGATCCAGCTACAGGAACTATTACAGGCTCGACTAATACAGACACTTCTTTCAAAGGCTATCCATACAACTACGTCCTAGATCAAATTGATGGTACAATCATTAAATCAGGTGATCTTAGGCTTGTTGTTCCACCTTACGACACAAATGATGTTGCTATGTCTGAACCTGAAGCAAGTGATCTTATCCTTGGTCTTGGTGACACGGTACAAGTGGTGAGTGTTCAAACTGTATATTCTGCTGGTATAGTGATGTGTTACCTGTGTCAAGTTAGGGAATAACATGGCTAAACAAACCACATTTAAAACTGGTCTTGCAGAAGGTTTTAGTAAGAAACTTAATAGGGCAGTTAATGTTCAGTTGGAGGCCAAGGCAAGTGAGATTGCACAAGATGCTGTTATGTTGTCACCAGTTTATAGTGGTGCGTATGTAAAGTCTTTCTCGTTTAAGGTTAATAATACTTCTGCTACAGGCAGAGGTCAAACTTCAAGGTCTAGCAATAAGTCTAGTACACCAGACTTTGAGAAACAACAGGGCCTATCAAATCTAGATGGTGATATTTCCTCTATCTTTTCTGACCCCAATATTAAAATTAAGACTTTGACACTTAGGAATGACTCTCCTCATGCTAAATTAGTTGAGGATGGGCCGATTAAAACAGCCCCAAATGGTGTTAAAGTGTTTGCTCAGATAAGGAATAAACATGGCTAGTATCTATAACGATATACGGGCTGCTTTAGAGAGCCATCTTAATGCTACGGCGGGTGTCCCTTCAATAGCCTATGAGAACGTCTCATTTAGCCCACAGACAGGCTCTAACTACATTCGGGTGTCACTTATCCCAACACTTCGTAGACCCGCTGTACGGGGCTTAAATCCACAACAGAGATACCAAGGTATTTTTGCAGTTACTTGTGCTGCTCCCGAAGGCCAAGGCCCCGCTGCTGCTGATGACTTAGCTAATCTAGTTATCTCAGCTTTTGAAGCTACTTCGTCAATCTCTTTTACCAATGCTGAAGAAGAGACAATCATTGTATCTATAGACTACGCTGAAAGACAGCAAGGCTTCCTAGATACGCCATTTTATTATGTACCAGTGAATATCGGCTGGTATATTTACGCAAACTAGGAGAATACAATTATGGCATTTGCTCAGGGCAGTCGTTCTAGCCTATCATATATCGTAGAGTCTACCTTCGGCACAACACCCGTGGGAAACTTTATAAACCTTCCATTCAGCACACA